GGAGCAGATGGCTCCAGAATCATCATGGGAGTGGAGTTGGACAAGTGGGACAGGCCCCAAGCTTATCATCTGCTCCTTGGTACAGCAGGCCATCCCTTTGATGATATTGGCTCCAGCAGACCAAACCAGAGAGTCCGGATTCCTGCTGAGGAAATCCTCCATATTTATTTGCCGGATAGGGCACAGCAAACCCGAGGAGTGCCTTGGCTGGCCACTGCCATGATGCGGTTGCACACTCTGGATAAATACGAGGAAAGTGAGTTGATGGCCGCAAGAGTTGCAGCCAATAAATTGGGCATCATCACCAGCCCGGAAGGGGATGGTTATGTGGGAGATGATGAAGCTGATGGCTATCCAATCATGATGGGCGAACCTGCCACTTTCCAGCAGCTTCCAGCAGGCATGGATATCAAGCCTCTGGACTTCACTCATCCCACCAATGCGTTTTTGGATTTTCACAAGTCTGTCCTGCGCGGAGTGGCCTCTGGGCTTGGTGTTTCCTACACCTCTTTGAGTAACAATTTGGAAGGCGTTTCGTACTCTTCCATCAGGCAGGGAACACTGGAGGAGCGAGACCACTACAGACAGATTCAGATGTTCCTGATTCAGCACTTGGCATTACCTGTCTGCAGGGAGTGGCTGGCAATGGCAATGAGTACAAACTCAATTCCTCTGCCCATTCAAAAGTTTGATAAATTCGCAGATAATTTGCAATTTAGAGGAAGAGGATTCCCTTGGGTTGATCCTGCAAAAGAAGCAAAAGCTGCACAGCTTGAAGTTCAATCTGGTTTCAAAAGCATGAATGATATTGCGCAGCAGTATGGCAAGGATATTGAGGAAGTTTTTGCAGCCCTGCAAAGTGACAAGGCGATGGCCGACAGGTATGGAATCAAACTGGCCTATGAACCTTTTGGCACCAGTCACATGCCCATCAATCCAGACGGATATGAAGATCAAACTCAGGGATGAATTTCAACGCTCAAGGAAGAGCTAACTGATGCCCATTCCTACTGATTCAATGGCAGAAGAGGCCCAGAGAGGCCTTGATTGGCGCAAGGAGTTTGGCAGAGGTGGAACTCCGGTTGGAATTGCGAGAGCAAGAGACATTGCCCGCAAAGCTAATTTGTCAGATTCCACCGTGCAGAGGATGTTTTCTTTTTTCTCTAGGCATGAGGTAGACAAGAAGGCTGAAGGCTTCAGACCCGGAGAAGATGGATACCCAAGCAATGGCAGAATCGCTTGGGCTTTGTGGGGAGGTGATCCCGGATTTACTTGGGCAAAAAAAGAATATGATAAAATCCGAAATTCCAGTTTTGCAGAGACTCGTATGGAAAGCCGACCTTACCTTAATGAACATGCTGCCCGGATACTTCCTCCTGAAGATTTTGATGACTTCCGAAGAGAAACTGATTTCGGAGGAGAAGGATCAGGAGTTGACGCAATCTTCGGAATTCAAGAGGGAGTGAGTCAAGTTCAAAGCCTGCGTTTTGATGCAGAGAAATGGACTCCTGCAGCCGCATTGGAATGGCTGGATGAGCATGAATTTGAAGTGATAAGATTTGAAGAGGCTGCAATGGAAGAATCATCTGAAGAGAGGCACATTGTCTCCATCTCAGAGACAGAGGAAACAGTAATCGTGGAGTTTGCCAAGGCAGCCGAGGAGGCTGCAGAGGAGATGGAAGAGATGAGCGCAGAGAGGAAGGCCTCCGAGAGTGTCCTTTACCGCTCAGGAACGATCTCCGGGATGGATTCCAATGAGGACCGAACTTTTGATTTGAGCATCTCCTCAGAGACTCCGGTTGAGCGGGAGTTTGGCTATGAAGTCTTGAGCCACTCGAAGGATTCTGTGGACCTGAGTTTTTTGGCTTCTGGCAATGCGCCAGTTCTTTTATACCATGACACACAACGCATGATCGGCAGAGTTTTGACTGCATGGGTTGATCCTGCATCCCGCAAGTTGCGGGCCAAGCTCCAGTTGGGAACATCTGGGGAATCGGAGCAAGCCTATCAGGAAGTGAAGTCTGGCATTCTGCGAAATGTGAGCATCGGTTATCGCGTGGGAGGAATGGAAAAGACTGACGAAGAGATTGAAGGAAGATCTGTTTATAAAGTCACAAAGTTTCGACCATTGGAACTCAGCTTTGTTTCCATCCCTGCAGATGAATCCGTGGGAGTGGGACGGGCTTCTGAAATTCAAAAATCTTCTGAAATCGAGGTGATTCAAATGGAAGAAAAGAACATCCCCAGCCCTGAAGAAATCCGGGCAAAAATGGTCAAGGAGAACGCAGAGATTGTGGCCCTTGGATCAAAGCACAACAAGCGCAATCTGGCAGATGATGCCATTGCAAAAGGCCTGAGCGTGGAGCAATTCCGAGGCATTCTGTTGGACAATATGGAAGGCCAAGCCCTTGAAAAGCCTGTCGAACTGACCAAGAAAGAGGAGCGCAACTACTCCCTGATTTCTGCCATTCGCAGTGCTGCACAAGGTCGCTTTGATGGCTTTGAGCGTGAAGTTTCGGACGACATTGCCCGCAGTGTTGGAAAGCAAGCCCGAGGATTTTATGTCCCCAGCCAGCTTTGGGGACAGCGAACGCTTCAAAATGACTCCGGCAGCACCTATGGAGCAGCCTCCAATGTCGTTACTCAAGAGTGGCGAGGAGACGCTTTCATTGAGTCTTTGGTTTCTGCCTCCATTCTGTCCACTGTTGGCGCAACAATCTTTCCGGGATTGAATGGTGAGGTAACGATTCCTCGCATGTCTTCCAGTGCTTCTGCAGGCTTTATCGCTGAAGGTGGGAGCGTTGGAAACAACGAACCAGCCTTTGATCAAGTGACGATGACCAGCCGGACATTGGCAAACAAAATTGCCATTTCCCGCACCATGTTGTCCCTGACCAGCAATCCTCAAATTGAGGCAGTTCTGCGAGATAACATGACCCGAGTAATGGCTGCAAAGATTGACAATGTGGCTTTGAAAGGTGGCGGCTCCAATGAGCCAACTGGCATTCTTTCCACCTCCGGAATTGGTGATGTTTCCTCTGGTGGAACCTCTGGAAATGCAAACCTCACTTATGGCAACGTCGTTGACATCATGACAGAAGTCAGTCAAGACAACGCAATGGTGGGAAATCTGGCATGGGTGACTCATCCTGCAGTGGTTGGAAAGCTGATGCAAACCACCAAGATCGCCACCTATGACGCAGAGATGATTCTCAGCGATATGAGGAACCTGTTGGGCTATCAAGTGGTGCAAACCACTCAAATGCCTTCGAGCGCTCCTTATGCACTCTTGTTCGGCAACTTTGCAGACCTGTATGTTGGATTTTTCGGGGCACTCGATGTCCTGATTGACCCGTATGGATCTGCAGGAAATGCCATCACTAACATGTATGTCTTCCAAGACACGGACATTGCTGTTGCCCATGCGGAAAGCTTCGCAGCCGCACAGGATGTGACTGTTGCATAACAGTGCTTTTCTTGGATGAACTGGAAGACTCCTGCAGCAATAGAACAGCCGTTCTTATTTGCGGGAGTCCCAGTGCAGTCAGAGATTTGCACCAATCCAAATGGGCTGGTGCAGATCTCGTTTCTATCAATCAACATGGGCTGATCATTCCAAACCTGAGTTGGGTTTTTTCGCACGATCAACGAATGGTGGAACACCTGATTTCTGAAAAGATTCCTTGTCCCATTGTGTCACATCACAGGGAACTTTTGAGAGAGCAGGACATTCATGGTGGTTCGGTTCCTTATGTTAGACTCTCAGGCCCGGAAGCTGTTTGGGTTGCTGATTTTTTGGGATATCAAGAGATCTGGCTGTGTGGTGTGGATAGTTACCAAAACACCTCACGAGATTACTGGCACCAGTACATCCCAAAAGACAAGGATTTGAGCCTGAAGACGCACAAGCCCGGAGAGTCAGACAAGGCTTGGAGAGAGATTGCCGAGAAGCTCAAACATCCGGAGAGAATCCACACTTTCAACAAACAGATTCAGACTTGGTTATGCAAATCTTGATATTGAGGAACACGGTTGCATCCGGTTCAGTGGTCCGTGCTGGGCAGGTGATCTCCACAGATAAAAAAGAGGGACAGATCCTCATCAGAATGGGGAAGGCTGAAGAGTTCAAACCTGCAAAGAAGCAACCTCTGGAAGACAGGCAGGTGAAGGCCAAGGAAATCTTTCAGCGCGAAGAAAGCAAACCTGCTGAGGAGATCAAGCCCAAGAAAGCAGGCCGACCAAAAAAGATCAGTGATTGACTTTTTTTGCTGCCTTTTCGATGGCAAGAGGACCACACTGCCTGCGTATTCTGGGCAAGTGGGATATTCTCCGGAGTGGGCAGACAAACTCTTTCGAGCAGTCTCTAGACACACCAATGATTTCATCCGGTTTGTGTGTCTAACTGATCAAGAATATCAATTTCAAACTGCCATTGAGCAGATTCCTTGCCTTGATCCTGCAGAGCAGTGGGGCTGCATCATGGAGACTCTGAACCCGGAGTTTGGTGGCAATCGCAGGATTGTTTTGGGGCTGGATACTCTGATTTTGGGCAACATTCAGGAGATCTGTGATTGGCCCGGAGATGTGGGCCTGTTAACTGATCCCTACTATCCCGAAACCATCTGCAATGGTGTGGGGAGTTACAGCCCAGAGGCCTGTTCAAGGCTCTACCGCAGCTGGACAGAGGGGAAGAAAAAAAACCGGGAGCAGTGGAGCTACAAGGGGCAGTTGAGTGAGATGATTTTCTTGAGGCAGGAGATGGCAGAAGCCACAAGATTGGATCAGGTCTTCGCGGATCAGATCCAGAGTTACAAGGCCCATTACCGGGACCATCTGGAGACTCAAGATAAGGCCCGGATTGTGTACTTTCACGGAAGGCCCAAGATGCAGGAACTGCATGGCGATGATCCTCTCTTGAGGCATTGGATATGATCCATGAAACTGCGATCATTGGCCCGGAGGTCAGGCTTTCCTCTGATGTCTACATTGGGCCTTATTGCAACATTCAGGGCCGCACAGTCATTGAGTCAGGCACAAGGCTGGAGGGATTCTGCAGCATTGGCACTCCCGCAGAACATCGGGAGTTCTTTACCAAGACAGATGGCATTTGTTTGATTGGGAAAAAGTGCATAATTCGAGAGTTTGTTACCATCAATTCAGGCACCACCGATGCAACGCACATTCAGGACAAGTGCATCTTCTTGAAAGGTTCTCATGTTGGGCATGATTCCGTGATTGAATCTGATGTCACAGTCTCTTGTTCTGTGTTGGTTGGTGGCTGCAGTTATGTGATGAAGGGAGCCAATCTTGGGCTTGGAGCAGTGCTGCACCAGTACAGCGTGATTGGTGCTTATAGCATGATCGGAATGAACTCAACTGTGACCAAATCCAACCGGATAAAATCCGGGAACATTTATGCGGGAAGCCCTGCAAAATTGATTCGCAGGAATGCAGTGGGATTGGAGCGGGCTGGAGTGACAGAAGACGAGTTGGAGATCTATCACGAGAAATATTTGAGGCTGATGAATGGCAGTTGAAACCGCAGATGACAGGGCAGCACTTTTGGCTGATTATGGTGTCACAGTTACCAAGGCAGACACCACCACTTTCACTGCCATTTTTGATGAAACTTTTATTGAGGTTGATCCTACTGGAGCCACCAGAGCAGTTGAATCATCAGATCCACAAATCATGGCCAGAACTGCCGATGTTTCAGCCCTTGTGCATGGAAGCCTTTTAACGATCTCCGGGAGCAGCTACAAGGTGATTGGAGTGGAGCCTGATGGAACCGGAATCACCACCTTGATCCTAGAGGTTCAATGAGCCACGCAAGGCAACAGATCCGGGAGGCAGTGGCTACTTTGGTCACAGGCTTGAACACCACCGGGAGCAATGTTTTTCAATCCAGAGTCTACAGAATCCAGCAATCTGAATTGCCTGCTTTGTTGATCTACACAACAGATGAAGAAGTCTCCAGAAGCAGCTTCTCAGGAGGCAATGAATTGGAGCGAGTGCTGGGAGTCAGAGTGGAAGGTTTCGCGCAAGCTACAGCGAATTTGGACGATACTTTGGACACTATCCAGAGTGAGGTGGAGGAAGCCTTGGGAGGAGAACTGCCCGCAGGAGTGGAAGATTTTTATTTAACCTCTGCCTCCTCCAATCTGACGGGAGAGGGAGAGAAGCCGATTGGCACAGTGGCAATGGATTTTCTTTGCAGATATCGCACATCAGAATTGAATCCGGAGACAATTTTATGATGGTATTCAAAAACGGAAATGAGATTGATGCTCATGAAACTCAGGTTGAGTATTATCTCAGGAAAGGCTGGAGTCTTGAGCCGAATCAGGTGAAGATTCCTGCACCAGTTTCTCCAGTTGTTGCCGCAACTGTAGATGCCCCAGAGAGTGGGGATTCTGAAATCGAAACCTCAATAGAGAGTTAAAAATGGCAGTCACAAAAGGTAGCTCTGGGGTGGTTAAAGTTGGAACGACCACCATTGGAGAAGTCAAAAGTTATTCGCTGGATCACACAGCCAACACGATCACCACAACGCAGCTTTCAGACGCTGCCCAGACTGTAGTTGCAGGCACCACCTCTTTCAGTGGCTCTTGTGATGTTTTCTGGGATGTAGATGATTCCGGGCAGGCTGCAGCCACTGTGGGAAGCAGTGTCACGCTGAATCTGTATCCAGAGGGAGATGCTTCTGGCTCCACTTATTACACCGGAAGTGTGGTCATCACAGGCATTTCTCGCTCTACCAGTGTGGATGGGACAGTGGATGCAACCATCTCCTTCACCGGATCTGGTGCTTTGACTGAGACCACTGTCTAAGGTCTAGACAATCCAAGGCCCTTCCTCTCCTGCAGGGCCTCCCGAGGGAGTGGGTTTGCCCTTGCCTGCTCCCTCAACTTTTAACCTTCAAAGGATCACAATGAGTGACATTTTAGCCCGTGCAAAAGCACATTTCCGGGACAAACTGGCAGCACCTCTGAAGTTCATCGAGATTTCGGAGTGGCCCGATGAAGAAGGCCAGCCTTCAAAGATTTATTTCCGCTCTTCCATGACGCTCCAGCAGCAGCAGGAAGTCTTGAGTCTGAACAACCAAGACAAGCTGGCAGAGGCACTGGTGGCAACACTGATTGCCAAGGCATTGGATGAAAACGGAAAGCCCATTTTTCGACAAGTACACAGGACAGAACTGCTCAGAAATGTGGATTCTGACCTGATCTCAGATATCCTCAGACGCATGAATGAGGAGGCTGAGGAACTCTCAGAGGATGAAATTCTGGGAAACTGAAAACCAGCCCTGACTTGGTTGTAGCATTTCAAATTGCAGAGGCCTTGCATTTGCCTTTGCAGGCAGTTTTGGAGATGCCTGTGGACCATTTAAAGGGCTGGATTGCTTACTTTACTCTCCAGCAGGAAAGACGAGATGCCAGCCGCAAGTGAAGTTGTTATCCCGATCAGGGCAGTTGATAACACCAATAAAGCGTTTGCATCTGTCAAAAAATCTCTCCATTCCCTCCAGCAATCTGTTTTTTCAGTCAAAAGTGCAGTTGCAGGTTTGACCGCAGCTTTCAGCGTGGGCCAGATGACCAAGTTTCTGGACACTGCCACCAGAATTGAAAACAGACTCAAGCTTGTCACAAAATCGAGTGAAGAACTGGTTAAGGCTCAACAGGATGTTGCAGCAATTGCCAAGATTACAGGGCAGAACTACGAGCAGACGGCAAATCTCTATTCAAGAATCATTCAGTCAACTGAAGCCCTGAATCTATCCACCAAGGATCAACTGACAATCACTCAAACAGTTGCCAAATCTCTTGCAATCACTGGGGAATCTTCTGAGAGTGCTGCTGCTGCAATCAAACAGCTTGGGCAAGCATTGGCTTCCGGAGTGCTGAGAGGTGAGGAATTCAATTCAGTCTCTGAACAAGCACCAAGAGTGATGAAGGCTTTGCAGGATTCACTGGGAGTCAGCAGAGGAAAACTGAGGGAACTGGCAAAGGAAGGGGCTTTGACCTCTGAAATTGTCGCTGAGGCTTTGCTGATTCAGGCTGAAACGGTTGACAAGGAATTTGGAAAAACGACAAGAACTGTTGCGCAGGCCTATGAGAATCTGAATACTTCTGCAGTTAAATTTTTTGATACCTTGGATGAAAAGCTTCAGATCAGTGACAAGTACAACTCAGTAATCAACCGAATGGCTAGAGGCTTGGATAAAGTCACCGAGTCCATGAAAGGGGCCACAAAAATTGAACTCAAGAAGCAGATTGAGGAACTGACCAAGGCTCAACAGAAAGAACTGATTGAACTGGATGCATTGGTGATGGGAAACAATTCCCTCAATGTCATGCAGCAGAATCAGGCCCGGATTTTGAGGCTCAACATTGCTGAGCGTGGAAAGCATATCAAGGAGTTGCGGGCAGAATATGATGAACTCGTGAATGGCAAGAAGGCCACTGAAAAATCAAGCACTGCAACAAACGAGAACACAGAAAGCACAAAAAAATCATCAGAGGCTTCCAAAAAGTTGGAGGAGAGACTTGCTGCTCTGAGAGCAAAACTTAATGAGAAGACAGAATCAACCAAGAAAGCAACAAAGTCTGTTGCAGACCTGTCCCTTGAGTTTGAACACGCCTATACCATGGGCAATGTGACTGCTTTGACATATCAAGGTGTCAAAGAGGCAAATGCAGCCCTTGCAGCAGAGACCATTGCTCTCTCCACGGCAATGGAAGAAGCTTATACCATGGGGAACTTGAATGCTCAGGCTTTCCAAGAGGTGAGAGATGCAAATGAGGCACTGATTCAAAAAACAATTGATCTCTCTGTTGCCATGGAGCAAAACTACACCATGGGCAACCTTAACGTTGAAACCTTCAAGGAACTGGCGAAACAACAAGAGGAACTGGCAGAAACAACAAGCAATCTGTCTGTTGCCATGGAACGCACTTATTCCATGGGCAACTTGAACGCTCAAGCCTTCAAGGATGTAAAGGATGCAAATGCAGCCCTTGCAGAAAAAACAACAGTTCTCTCTCTGGCCATGGAACAAACTTATACAATGGCCAACCTGAACAGAGATGCGTTTGCTGAAGTTCGGGACATCAACAGAGAAGCCACAGATTCAATGGTTGATCTGTCTGTTGCCATGGAACGAACCTATACCATGGGCAATTTGAGTGCTGGAGCATTCAGGGAATTGGCGCAACAGAAAAAAGAATTGGCAGAGCAAACCAGCAATCTGTCTGTTGCCATGGAAGAGCAATTGACCATGCCAAATGTGACTCCTCAAGATTTTCAAAAAGTTGAGGAGATCAACAGACTTGTTGCGGCTCAAGAGACTGTTTCAGGCTTTGAGAAATCAGTTGAAGCAGGCAAGGAGCGAGTGAGAGGAGTGCTTGGGCCGATTGCAGCAGCAGGAGGAGCCGCAGGAGGCAGGGCCATGAGTGTGGCCAATGCGTTCGCGGAAAAGGGCTTGCAAGGTGGTGTGATGCAACTGGTGTTGTCCAATAAAAAAGTACAGGAAGCTCTTTCAAAAGTTTTTGAGGCCTTGTTTGCTCTGATTGATCCAATCATTGATCTGCTGGCACCAGTGATTGAAACACTGGTTACGGTTTTGGATGCTCTGAAACCGCTCTTTCAAAGACTTGTGCCAATCATTGCAAAATTGCTACAACCTTTGATGCAACTGGTAAAGCCTCTCCTGATTTTGATTGATATCACTATCATGCAGGTGGAAGCCATTGAGAGACTCATCAAGCCTCTGGAGGAGTTGTGGGAACCATTGAACAAACTCACCAAGGTTTTTGAAACTGGCGCTCAAAGATTAATTGACGCATTGGTGCAATTGCCTCAAAAAATCTTTGATGCTCTCGCAGATGCCCTCCCTGATCTTGGTGAATCCTTCCAGATTGGAGGAGGGCAAGGCCTCATCCCGGACAATATCCCTGTGCTGGGGATGTTCAAATCTGGTGGCATGATCCCCAAGGCCCAGAATGGGATGCTGGTTGGAGGGAGTCACTCGATGGGTGGAACAATAGTGGCAGCTGAAGGAGGTGAATATATTTTCTCTCGGGAGGCTGTTCAGAGGCTTGGTGCAGGGAGACTCAATCAACTCAATAATGGGCAAGACAATGGTGGGGTTGTGGTGAACATTTATGATGGAACAGGGCAAAGAATTTCTGCGTATGATTCGGCACTTAGAGTGGAGATCAAGGAGCGTGCTGCTCGAAATCAGCAATTTGCGGCTGTGGCATAAAAATGGCGTTTCAAGTAGATTTTGACCTGACCAGCAGCCCATTCACTGATCAGGTTTATTATGTCGCAGATGAACCATCCAGCCATGCTGTTGGCAAATTTTATCAGCCTTTCATCACTGCTCCTCCATTCATTGAATTGGGCGACTACGATGCAGGATGGTTATCTGTCACAGTGGGAACTCTGGAGATTGTAAACCGTCCAACAGATTCAAAGCATCCTTTCTCTGGTGCCAATTACGCTGCCCTGATTGCGAATCCTGCAACA